TCAGTAATTTCTGGATCGTTACCTACTGGTTTAAGATTACGAGGAAATTACATTGCCGGATCACCTGTTGAAGTAACAGATGATGTAGTTTATACATTTTGTATTCGTGCTAGACGAACTAATGCGCTTGCTGACAGAACATTTGAAATGACAATTACTGGTGCTGATGCACCAATTATCCAAACCAACGAAGGATTGTTAGATATTGGACCTGCAAAGCAGTTATTTGTAATAGATAATTCTCTTGTCAACTATCAATTATCTGCGGTAGATTATGATTTAGCAGCTGGCCAATCTTTAAAATTTTTCATTGAACAAGGCCATGGTGAATTACCCCCAGGTTTAACTCTTACGCCTGATGGAAGAATAGTAGGTATTGTACAAGGAGTAACTTCTATCACTACAGCAAGTGGTGCTGGAACATACGATGACGGATACTATGATGTAGGACCATTTGACTTTGCAATTCCTCCAAAACAAAACGGTTATGATACTATCAACTTTGATTACGCTGTTTATGATTTTATTCCGGTTAGACATGTAAAATCGATCAATCGTAAATATGCATTTATTGTGTCAGTAACTGATGGTATTCTAACACCTACTAGACAATTTGAAATTTACGTAGTCAATGAAGATTACTTTAGAGCTGATACTGATGAACTTATTTCTAATGTTGGATTATTCACTGCAGATGTTACCTATTTGCAAGCTCCAGTATGGATTACTCCTTCTGATTTAGGTACATATCGTGCTAACAATTATATCACACTTGTTTTAGATGTTTATAGTATTGGACTAGTATATTATTCAATTGATGATCTTACAAAATTACCAACTGGTTTAGAATTTGATGTTTTAACTGGTGAAATATATGGATATGTTCCATATCAACCTGCAATTACTACGTTTTATTCATTTACTGTAACTGCAACTAAACACGGTGACGAAACTAAAACTGATAAAAACAGTTCTTCAAGAACATTTACACTTAAACTAATTGGTGAAATTGATAGTGTTATACATTGGGTAACTGAACCTAATCTAGGACACCTTAAAACTAGTTATCCGTCACTGTTAAGTCTACAAGCAACTAGTTCAGTAACTGATGCAGTTGTAATTCATTCAGTTGTTGATGGTGCATTACCGCCCGGATTGAGATTATCATATGATGGAGAAATAATTGGTTCAGTATCATTCTCAAGTACACTACATTTTGATAGTAATCTTACATATTTTGATTCACCTACGTCAGTAATTGAATTTGATAATAATTTTACATCATTTGATACTGATTTTACAAAATTTACAACAATTATATCAATACCAGCAATGGACAGCGGTACAACTACTTTTGATCAGTCACCAACTACTACATTTGATAAAAAATACAACAGAGCTGGTTTAACTACATTTGATTATCGATTGCCAACTGATACTATCTTTGATAACGGCACTACTACAATTGATCGCCAATTTAAGTTTGTAGTTGAAGCAAGAGATCAATTCTATTACAGTGCAGTACAACGTGAATTTTCAATAACAATTGACACGCCGGCACATGTGACTTATGATAATATAATAGTTAAACCATATATGGATCTTAATGACAGAACATTGTGGGAAGGATTTATCAATAATCAAACTATTTTTGAACCCGATTTGATTTATAGACCATACGATAAGTCATTTGGTGTTCAAACTGAATTAGAAATGTTGATTTATGCAGGTATTCAAGAAAGTGATATAACTGATTATGTTGATCAAATGCAAACTAATTATAAAAATAAAAGATTTCGATTTGGCCCTGTAAAAAAAGCATTTGCTTATGTCCCAGGAACACATACTGAAGTTTATGAATTGATTTATATTAGTATGATTGATCCAATTGATTCATTAGTAAACCATTTGTCAAGAAATACTGTACTTAATGGTGAAACACTTTATCCAAGTAGTGTAACAACTTGGCAACAAAGTCTTAGTTTAGTCAGTAATACTAATAATGATTTATCTCCATTATGGATGAGATCAATTCAACCTAATACCCAAACTGAAATTGGATACACGTTAGCAGTACCACTATGTTATTGTAAACCCGGTACTTCGGATAAAATTTTACTTAATATCAAACATAGTAATTTTAAATTTAATTTATTAGACTATACAATTGACAGGATTATTATCCGCTCGTCAAACAAATATACTGATAAATATATAATATTTAATAATAATAGGAACAACATATGAGCAGTATTATAACCAATACAATTCTTACAAACTATCCAGTTGCTGGAATTGATAACGATAGTCAAGGATTTCGTGATAATTTTTTAAGAATTAAAGCCGCTTTAGATCAAGCAAAGGTTGAACTTCAATTGTTTGAATCTCGAGCAGTATTAAAAAGTACACTAGACAATAGTCCAGTACCAGTTTCTAACGATATTGGTGGTAGTACTATTAGAAATGGGTACTTTAATACATTATACGGAACAAGCTACACCGGTACAATGACTACTGATGTTGCTACTGTAGATCTAACTGCAGGTATAATGCAACAACTAACACTAACCATTAATGGTAATACTACACTAACATTTGTAAATTGGCCAGCTACAGGGCATTATGCATCAGTTAGAGTACATTTAACCATTGTACAAACAGTTGCCAATGGTGTTGATGTTGTAAACTTTACAACTCAAAACAATGGACATGTTATTAAAGATATTAGTTTCCCTACTACTCTACATGTAGCTAGAGAATCATTTGTTGCAGTTGAAGCATGGACATTTGATGCAGGAGCAACTGTATTTTTAAGATACTTAGGAAAATACGTAAAAGTGTAAGGTAATTATGCATCCACTAGTAATAAATTTAGCCGAATTTAAAACGAATGAAATTGAATCAAAAATAGCTGATTTAAGTAAAAAATACTTTATGACCTCTAACCCAGGTATACAAACACAAATAATTAGTATATTAGAAGTATATCAAGAAGAACTAAGTATCCGTAGAAAAGCAGAATGGGATTTAGCGGTTGAATCACGTAATAAAGGACTTGACAAACTCATCAATGTAAGTTAAAATACATGCATGAGAACAGACAAATTTTCAAATCCAATTTTTAATAAAAAAGACATATTTGATGCCTTGTACGCAGGGCATCAAATACCATTATCAGACATCGTAACTGAACAATGTTACGAAATTTCACAATTATCTAAAATATCAGAAATTGATATTCATCAAATTGATGAATCTATCAACTTGTTATCAATAGAAGAGTATGACAGTATGAACCAAACAAACTGGTTTATGCCTGAAGAATACTATGACTTTGATGTAGAAGCATATTGTATATCCAAATGTAAATCTATAGAAGAACAGACTCGTGTATTTGAGGAATTGGAAGAATTTAAAAATAGAAATATGATTAAAGTTCTTCAATGGCTTAAATTCTTTATAGATACATGTTTAGACAATAATATTGTTTGGGGAGTTGGTAGAGGATCAAGTGTTTCAAGTTTTATTTTATACTTGTTAGGTGTGCATAAAATTCACAGTATCAAATATAATTTAGACTGGCATGATTTTTTAAGATAAGTAATAAACTAAAGGAGAACAACTATGGCACAAAATTTATATCGTTCAGCAAGAGGCAAAATGGTCGACATGGCCAAGCTATCAATTCAACATGAACTAACCCCTGCAGTTAGCAATGTTAGAATGAATGCAAGAGGCGACCTTCTTGGAGCTGATGGACAAATTATTAAACACAATGAAACTGTTTTTACAGCTGCACCCACTGGTGTTCCAGTCCAAACACGTACGATTCCGGAATCAGTTGCAGCACCTGCGAAATCGCAATATATCGCAAATCCAATTACTACACCAGCAGCGCCGACTCCTGCACCATTTGTTTCATCTTCAACTGAACTTATGAAAGCAGAAGACTTACAATTTGGAATAAAAGACAAAAATAAAGGCAAAGCATGATTATAAAAGAAACTTTAGAAACTATTCACGATAATGTACTAATTACCAACATGAACTTTGAAGAACAAGTTTCAGCAGGTGGTATTATTATTCAAAGTGACAATGGTAAAACTGAAGGTATTAAACCTAGATGGGGACAAGTTTATAAAATTGGTCCAGAACAACACGATGTAAAGGTTGGAGACTGGATTTTAATTGAACATGGACGTTGGACACGTGGTATTCAAGTTGAACAAGCTAACGGTGAAATTGCAACTGTTAGACGAGTTGAAACTAAAGCAATTATAGCAGTTTCAGATCACTTACCATCCGATATCAATTTAGGAAAATCAAATCGATCTACTGTACAAGAATTTGACTTTAGTCAACCTATGTACTAATTCAATTGAAAGACACGATACTTGACTTATCGTGTCTTTCTCTGTATAATATACTTTTTTAACTAACAAAGGTAATACAATGGCAACAACAGCTCTATGGGTCGAATCTTATCGACCAAAAACTCTTAATGGCTATGTTTTTAAAGACGAAGATCAAAAAAATAAAATTGAATCATGGGTTGCCCAAAAAACTATCCCACATTTATTATTCAGTGGTAATGCAGGTATTGGTAAAACTACACTTGCAAAAATATTGTTTAATGAATTAGATATTGATCCACTAGACATTTTAGAAATAAACGCATCACGAGAACGCGGTATTGATACAATGCGTGATCGAATTACATCATTTGTTCAAATGATTCCATTTGGACAATTTAAAATTGTATTATTAGACGAAGCAGATTACTTAACGCCTCCAGCACAGGCAAGTTTACGCGGAGTTATGGAAGAATATCACGAAACTGCAAGATTTATTCTTACTTGTAACTATCCAAATAAAATTATTCCTGCAATTCATTCACGTTGTCAAGGTTTCCATATTGAAAAAATTGATATTGTAGAGTTTACGGCAAGAGTAGCAACTATTTTAGTAGAAGAAAATATTGAATTTGATTTAGATACTCTTGATACTTTTGTAACAGCAACTTATCCTGATTTAAGAAAATGTATCAACACATTACAAATGAGCTGTATAGATGGTAAATTAGTTGCTGCAACACAAGGCAGTGCATCTGATACTGATTATAAACTTCAAATGGTTGAACTCTTTAAAGCAGGAAAGATATCTGATGCAAGAAAATTAGTTTGCTCGCAAGCAAGACCAGAAGAAATGGAAGACATTTACAGATGGTTATACGATAATATTCAACTATTCGGTGATGAATCAAAACAAGATAAAGCAATCCTTATTATTAAACAAGGGCTAGTTGACCATACATTAGTTAGTGATGTTGAAATAAACCTTGCAGCTACTTTAATACGGTTAGGTAATTTATAATTTGCACTTATTATAATATAGTGTATAATATACTTTTACTTTTATAAACAAGGAGCAACTATGCTGTCATATTTTAAACTACTTGGAGTGTTAGTGTTTTTTACACTTCAATTTATATTCGTATTACCATACTGTATGTCATCAAATGACTGGTATATTTTTACACTAGGTTGGTTTATTGCACTAGTTATTGATCCAATTGTACTTTACGCATTACTTAAAGATGCAAATGTCAAAATTGAAGAACTTTTTGAGGAGAAAAAATAATGAAAAAATTACTTTTAGTTGCTGCAATTGCCACTGCACTCGTAGGTTGTTCAAAAGTTGAAGTAGGTACAGTTGGTGTTAAAGTTCATTTACTTGGCGGCGACAAAGGTGTTGATACTGAACAATTAGGACCAGGACGTTACTGGATTGGTGTAAACGAAGAGTTATACACGTTCCCAACCTTTATGCAGAACTATACTTGGACTAAGTCGCACACTGAAGGACGTG